TACATTTAATGACATTATTAAAATTTATGATGAAAATCCAGAAATTAAAGAAATGATGTTAACTGGAGGTTCACCTACTATGCAACCTGATCTTTGTAATGAATTAACTCACTTTGCTCATGAACGTGGTATATGTATAACCATTGAAACAGAAGGTAGCCACTTTATTGAAACCGATTACCCATTTGGGTTGGTATCTTTATCTCCAAAGTTTAGTAATTCTGTTCCTGCTCTTGACGTTACCACTCCAATGGGTAAGCTCGTGGATCAGAAAATGATTGATCAACATAATAAACTTCGTTTGAATAAAGAGGCAATTCGTAAAACTTTAGATTACCATACAGATTATCATTACAAACCAGTTTATGATGGTACTGAAGAAAATATCCAAGAAATTGAAGCATTTAGAGTTGAAATGAATATTCCTAAGAATAAAACATGGTTAATGCCTGCTGGTGATAATAGAGAGGAATTGATTAAACAATATCCTATTAGCTTAGAAAAAGCATTTGAGATGGGATATAATTGGACAGGACGTGACCACATTATTTCATATGATACTAAGAGAGCGGTGTAATGGAATTACTATCAACACATCCTATTAAAAAATCAGATTTAGGATTCAATGGTAATCTATTTGGCGGTAAATTACTTAGTTGGATAGATTCCATTGTTGTTGCTTATGCAATGGAAAAATGCCGAACCCAAAATATGATTACTATAGCAATAGATAAATGTATATTTAAAAAACCTGCTAAAGAAAGAAATCTAGTAAAAATATATGCTGAATTAATTAAAATAGGAAATACATCAGCAACCTTTAAAGTAGAAGCAAGATCATATAATGTATTTAGAGGTGATGAAGTTGTTTTATTAGAAACTAATATGACTTTTGTAAGAGTAGATGAAGAAGGAGTACCAATTCCTATTTCAGAACAAGTAAAACGCGCATTTAAAATCCCAGAATCTAAATTATGAATAAAGGAGCAGAGTTTTCACCTTGCCAAAAATATAGGTATAAGTTATGGAGAATTTGGGATGATACTCTACCATTAGTAATGTTTATTGGTTTAAATCCATCTACAGCTAATGAAATAAATGATGATCATACAGTGAGTAATGTAGGTAAAATAGCTAAATCAAATGGATATGGTGGATTTTATATGATGAATAGTTTTCCATTTATATCAACTGATCCTAAACAACTTACTGACTTAACTAACAATGATATAAATGACATATCATTATTAGAAGTTAGTAATAAATGTAAAGATGTTGTATTTGCTTGGGGTGCATTTAAAATTATGAAAGAAACTAATAGAGATAAACAGTTAATGCATATGTTTCCTAAAGCTAAAGCATTGAAAATAAATAAAGATGGATCACCAAAACACCCACTTTACTGTAGTTCAAAACATTCTTTATTACAATATATTTATAATATATGAAAAAGCTATTATTAATATTATTTTTGTTACCTTTAGTTATATTTGCTCAAAGGGATTCGGTTTATCTTAAAACAGATATTTTTACAGCAGTTTATTCTGAAGTGTTACAGCAACCTAAATGGGTTACTTATACTGTACAATGTCCAAATGGTAAAGCATCTCGTACTGGAATGGATTTTTATGCTCAAACAGGATTAATTACTTCAGACAATAACGATTACACCAATAACATTTATGACAAAGGGCATTGCGCCCCAGCAGCTGACTTTAATTGTACAAAAGAAATGTTATATAAAACATTTACTTATGCAAATTGTGTACTACAGCATGAACGTTTAAATCGTGGTGTATGGCGTTTATTAGAAGCATATGAGCGTGATTTAGCAGCTACTACAACAGTTAATGTAGAAATTAGAATGGTTTATAATACAACTTCAATTAAGTTATCCACAGGAGCAACAGTACCTAGTGGTTTTTATAAAATTATAAAGTATAATAATAGAGTAGAAAAATATTACTTTCCAAATCAAAGTCCAACATCAAGTGATTTTAAAACTTATTTAATTAAATAGGTTTGGCTTTATAATTAAAAAACATTATATTAATAAAAGTTATGACAATCAATATATTAATATCATTTGTATTTATACTAATAGTGTTAGTTGGATATTTACATTATTTAGTAAATAAACAAATGAAAGAAATTGACCAAATTTGGTCTCAGTTAGCTATATTAGTTCTTAGTACAGCTAGTAAAATGAATGAAATACAACAAGAACAAAATAAAATTAAAAATAGTAACAATAAAAATACTTAAAAATTAATCATATTTATTACAAATGCCAAACGTAATAAAATACTCAACAGGAGCTACTCCAACAGGTTGCCTTAGAAAAGGCAATATGTTGATTGGTAACAATACTGCTGATTATGGGTTAACATTTTTTAATGGTATTGATTCACCAGCAGGTGGTTATACTGTTTATTTAAATAAAGCATCTGGTGGTCCTAGTATCTATTGTCCTGCTAATGATACTCAATTAATTGATATTACAAATAAAAATATTGCAGGAACTGTAGGTTCCCCGGCCGGTTATACAACAGTAGCTCAATGTTTAAACTATTTTGCTACTCAAACAGATAAACTATGTGTTAATTTTAACTATGAGGGAATTATAACTAATGGTTTAGTGTTAAATTATGATGCGGGTTTTGATCCTTCATACCCAACAACAGGAACTACTTGGTATGATTTGAGTGGGAATGCTAATAATGGAACATTAATAAATAATCCTGCGTTTACTTCTGCTAATAGTGGTTCGATTGTGTGGGATGGAGCAGATGATTATGTTAATACAGGTAAAACAGCAACACAATTAGGTTTTTATGATGCTAATTATACTATGGAAGCATGGGTTTATCCTACAAATTTATCAGGTGATAGAACAATGTTTGGTACTGATCAACAAGGTTTTAGACAAGGTTTACACTTAGTATTTAGAAATGGAAATATATACCAAGGTCATTATGCTTCAGATTTTAATGCTGGAACTGTTACTGTAAATAACTGGTATCAAATTGTATATACTTTTAATGCTTCAAATGGTGTTTGTCAAATATTTAAAAATAATGTATCTCAAGGAACAGGTACTATAGCCTCTTTTATTGGTACTACTAACGTTGTAATAGCAAGATGGGCAGAACAAGGTTATTTTTCCGGTAATGGAGGTATTTATAGAATTTATAATAGGATTTTATCATCATCTGAAATATCACAAAATTATAACGCTCAAAAAGGTCGCTTCGGCCTCTAATATTTATAATATATGTCACTAGAACAAGAATACCCAGACAGACGTTTTGTTATTTTTAACGTAACAGAATTACCATCAATTAATTTTAATCAAGTATTTGAAACAGATGCTGATACAGTTAGAAAATCAGTTGATGAAACAAAAACATTTGTTAAATATGATATGCCTCAACCCTCATCAGTAGCTAGTTTAATAAGTAAATCTCAAGAATATACTTACGATGAGATTTTAACTATTTTAGCTACACCCGAGTGGACATCCCCAATGACAAGTTCTTTAATTTAATAAAATGCCTAACGGAATCCAATATTCAACAGGAGCTACACCAGCAGGTTGTCTTAGAAAAGGTAACATGCTTATTAGTAACAATACTGCTGATACTGGAACTAGTTTTTATACAGGTATCAACCCACCATCAGGCGGTTATACAATTTATCTAAATAAAGCATCTGGTGGTCCTAGTATCTATTGTCCTGCTAACGATGCTCAATTAATTAGTATCACAAACCAAATAGCAGGAACTAGTTATACAACTGTTAGTCAATGTATTCAATATTATTCAATCCAAACTGATAAATTTATGTTGAATAAAAATTTTAGTACAACTTTTCCTTACATTACAACTGATGCTCTTACTTGTTATTTAGATGCTGGTATCAGCGATAGTTATCCAGGAACGAGTAACGTTTGGTATGACATAAGTGGTAATGGAATTAATGTAACCACTTCAAAAGGAGGAGGAACATCAATTGCTGCTTCTTGGACTAATAGTGGTTATTGGGTTATGAATAATCCTGCTGCTTTAAATACAAATTCATCAAATGGATTTAATTTAAATGGATATGTTCCCATTTCAGGTACTAAAAGTTTTAGTTTTGAGGCATGGGTACGATTAAATTCACTTGCAGGTCAAACATCAATTATTAATAATGCTGGTAGTTGTCCTGGTTATAGATGGGGTATAAATGGTAGTTCTATGTATTATTTAATTGGTCCTGCTGATAGTTGTAATGGTTATAGTGAAGGTGGTGTAGGTAGTGGAATCTCTACAGGTGTTTGGTTACAACTTGTTGGTGTTTTTGATAAACAAAATGAATTAGGTGCTGGAAGTAAATTTTATTCATATGTGAATGGTTCAGTCACAGGTAATATTTCTATTTCACCAAACCCCGACATGCAAAATGGTCCTCCTGGTATTATAAATGGTCCTTGTTGTGTTTCTATGGATGGAGATTTAGCCATTATAAGAATTTACAATAAAGCATTAACTTCTTCAGAAATTGCTACAAATTGGAACGCTCAAAGATCAAGATTTGGATTATGATAGTAATAAATTTTTATTTTACGGATAATGGTGGTTGGATTGAATACAGCCAAAATGGACAAATTATAAAACAAACCTTTAATACAGCTGAGTCTTTGCATCTTTTTATTAAAAATAACAACTTACCTTTAACTTATAAAGGTTGTGTTACTTGTTTACCTTAATTTGGCTTTTTAAAAATAAATTATTATATTATAGTTATGACAATTGAAAATAAACGTAGAAAAATTATTGATGTAGAAAAACTTGAACTTGCTCAACCTGGTTTTGCTAATGGTATTTCACTTCAGTTAGACAGATTAATTAAGGATGGTGAACATCGTTCATTAACTGATAAAGAAAAATATAAAATCATTGATAAAGCTGAAAAAGCATATGGTGAGTTTTTAGATGCTTTAGGAGTTGATTGGAAAAATGATCCAAATTCAATGGAAACACCTCGTCGTGTAGCTAAAGCTTATGTTTTAGATCTTTGGAAAGGTAGATATGAATTACCAACAGAAATTACAGCTTTCCCATCAGATGGTTATAATGGAATTATTTTAGAAAGAGATATTCCAATTGTAAGTATGTGTTCTCATCACCATCAGGCTATTTTAGGTAAAGCTCATGTAGCTTATGTACCTGGAGAAAATGGTAAAGTAATTGGTTTAAGTAAATTAAATCGTATTGTTGAACATTATTCACGTAGAGGTGCTATTCAAGAACAATTAACAGTAGCTATTCATAATGCTATTAATGAAGTATGTGAAGATAATGTTGGAGCAATGGTTGTTATTCATAGTTATCATAATTGTGTTAGTTGTCGTGGTATTAAACATTTTGGAGCTAGTATGGTTACTAGTGAAGTAAGTGGTGTATTTGCTGATCATAATAAAACAGCTAAACAAGAAGTTATGGACATGTTAAAATTAGGTATGGAGGGTTATCGTTAAAATGGGTTTAGGTGATATAGTAGAAAAAATTATACATGTGATTACTTTTGGTCAAGGTAAACGTTTTGCTACTTTTATCACTAAGCTTTTCGGATATGATGACTGTGGTTGTACAAGAAGAAAAAATAAATTAAACAAGTTATTTAAAAATGTTAAACACAAATCAAATTTTAGAAGAAAGTCTAATTAAATTAGACAATGCTAAAGGTAAACCTGCTCAAGTAGGTTATGACTTATCAGTTAAACAAGTTAATAAAGTAGGAAACCCAGTACCAAATGGTATGATAGGTAGAGTATTAAAAGATCAAACTATTTTAAATACTCATACTCCTGTTGAAAAAATTAGTTTAGAAGGAAAACGTGGTTTTCTTTTATATGAAGGAGTATATGATGTTATAATGAATGAAGGTTGTAAAATTACTCCTAATCGTGTAGGATTAATTCGCCAACGTTCTTCATTGATGAGAAATGGTGCTATTATAACTTCAAGTGTTTTTGATCCTGGTTTTGAAACTGATAATGTTGGTACATATATGATTGTATTTGAAACAATCTTTATTGAAGAAGATGCTAGAGTAGCTCAAATGTATTTCCATGAATGCACCCCAGTATCAGATGATCAACTTTATAATGGTCAATGGCAAAAAGATAAACAAAGACAATAAAAACATATATTTATAATATATGGGTATTATTTATCGTACAACAACAACTCCAAACGCTGCTGCTACATCTATCAAGGGTTCTTCCTTAACACATGCTCAGCTTGATGGTAATTTAGCTTTCATCTCATCATCATATATAGCTAGTGATGTAACTAGTTCAATGTCTGTATCATCAGCCACAACATCAATTCGAGTTACATCAGTTGCATATCCAAATGGAGTTGGACCTACACCTTTAAATTTAAATTTAATTGGAGGATCATCTACTACTAATGGTGGGACACCATCATTAGCTGTAGTAAATATTGCTCAATTATCAAGTAATACTTTAGGGACAAATTGCTTTATAACAGCTACAGCTACAGGTTCTATACCTGGAGTTGGTTCTCAAGCTATCCATGTTGTTAGTTTAGTAGGTGGTGTTGTTACATTTGCCTCAGAAGGTGGACAAGTTGTACCATTTACATTCCATATATTACATAGTTAATTTATATTATTTTATATTTTTAAAGAGGCTTGGTAATCCAAGCCTTTTTTGCTATATTATATAAAAAGAGGTTATGTATCAAGCTATATCTTACAATTATTATGATAAAACATGCACCATTAGAGATGATGAAAAAGGCTGGGTTAATTTTCCTTATACACCAGTATATTACAAACTTGATCCTGATGGTGAGTTTTTTACATTAGATAATAAAAAAGTTAAACCTGTTAAAGAATGGAATAAAGAAGATCCATTTTCTTATTATGAAGTAGATATTCCAATTGAGACTAATATTTTAGTTGATATATATAAAGATCAAGATGATGGTCCTAAATTTCATAATGTAGTATTTTTAGACATAGAGTGTGAAATTGGTGGTGCTTTAACTACAGAGTATATTAAAAATGCACCTATGAAAATAACATCTGTAGCTTTATATGATGTTAATACTAAAAAATATTATTGTTTAATTTTAGATGAAAAAAATCAATTAGAAAGAGTTAATGAACCTGATAGAGAAGTTATACCTTATTCTAATGAAAAAATATTATTAGGTAAATTTTTAGAATTATATGAAGAACTAGATCCAACAATTATATCAGGTTGGAATAGTGAATTTTTTGATATACCTTATTTATATCATCGTATTAATAAAGTTATGGGTGATAAATACTCTAAAAAATTATCACCACTTGGTCGTACTAGAGTAGTAGATTTCTTTAATAAAAAGACTCAACAAAACGAATCAACAATTAATATTGAAGGTGTTAACCATCTTGACTATATGTTGCTTCATAAAAAATATATTATGAAACAAGAACGTTCCTATAAATTAGGTGATATAGGAACTAGATATGTTAAATTAGGTAAAATTGAATATGAAGGATCACTTGATAGATTATTTAGAGAAGATGTAAATAAATTTATTGAGTATAATATTCGAGACGTTGAGATATTAGTTGAGTTAGACAAAAAATTACAATTTATTGATTTAACTATTAATATATGTCATTTATGTCATGTACCATATGAAAATATTTATTATTCAACAGCATTAAATGAAGGTGCTATTTTAACATATTTAAGACGTAAAGATATAGTCTCACCAAATAAACCAACTACATACAATCCAGCATTAAAAGAAGGTAATGAAGAATATGCTGGTGGTTATTTAAAAGATCCAGTTCCTGGTTTATATGAATGGGTTAGTGACTTAGACTTTACTTCACTATATCCTTCAATTATTAGAAATTTAAATATAGGAATTGAAACATTAGTTGGTAGAATTAAAAATAGAGATAAATATGATAATCAATGGGGTTTAGAAGATATAAAAAAACTAGATCCTGATTATGAATTAACTATAGAAAAAGTTGATAATAAAAGAAAAATCCAAACAGCCTCTATTTCAGCAGGTAAATTGGTTCAAATGATTGAAAATAATGACTGGGCTATAGCAGCTAATGGAACAATGTTTAAAAAAGATATGCCATCTGTTATTGTAGAAATATTAAATGATTGGTTTAATAAAAGAAAACAATATAAAGATTTAATGAAAAAAGCATATAAAATTGGTGATATAGCTATGGGTGAACATTATAATAGGTTACAACATACATTTAAAATTAAATTAAATGATGTATATGGTGTATTTGCTCAAAATGGATGGAGATATAGTGATGGTAATTTATTTATAAGTAAAGCTATTACTTTAACTGGTCAAAGATTAGACCAAGAATCAATTAAGTTTGTTAATAAAGAAATTAATACTGAATTAGGTACTAATAAAGATTATGTTGTAACCGCTGATACTGATAGTTTGTTTTTTGAAATGAAAGACTTAATCAAAAAACGAAAACCTGAAATTGATATTAAATCTAGAGAACAAGTAGTACCTGTAGCTCTTGAAATTACTAAAGAATATCAGGATAAAACAAAACCATTCTTACAAAATTTATGTATTAATCAATTTAATGTTGATAATGAATATTTTGAATTAAAACAGGAAGTTATACTTGAGCGAGGTTATTTTGCTGGTAAAAGAAGATATGCTCAATTTATTGTAAATAAAGAAGGTGTTCCAACAGAAGAATTAGATATTAAAGGTATGGATGTTATGAAATCAAACATGACTCCAATTTATGCTAAGTTTGGTGAAGAATTATTAATGGATATAATGTATGGTAAACCTAAAAAAGAAATTGATAAAAAAATTATTAATTTTAGAAAACATTTAAAAACATTATCTTATAAAGAAGTATCTAAACCTACTGGAGTAAAACAAATTAAAAATTATATTGAATCGCCTCCAACAGCTGGTACTATATTTTCTAAATTAGTTAAAAAATGTCCTATTAATACTAAAGCAGCTATATATCATAATGATTTACTTCGTTTTAATAAACTAGATACAAAATATCCATGTTTGGTTGCTGGTGACAAAATGTATTTTATTCCTTTAAAAAATAATCCATATATGATCCCAGTATTAGGATTTACAGGTAATGATCCTGAATTTATTGTTAATATATTAACTAAATTTGCTGATACAGATCAAGGATTTGAAAATGTATTATTAAATAAATTACAAGGAATATATGATGATTTAAAATGGGATTTTCCAGCTTTAAATGAATATGTAGATAAATTCTTTTCATTTGGCTAAACTAAAAATTTTAATTATATTAAATTAAATGGATAAAAGAATTTTAGATAAATTAATTCAAAGCTACCACTTAAAAGGTATGGTAGAATCAGTTATTTGGGATACTAAACCTGGTGAAATAACTATTAAATTTATTAATCAGACAAAAGATTGTGCTGGTGAGGTTAAATTAGAGAATGCTACTGTTAATTTAGGTGAATATGAGTTAGCATTTTACAGTACATCACAATTAGATAATTTACTTAAAGTGATGCATAATCATGTTGAAATGGAAGTCATAGAAGAACAAGATATACCCATTAAAATAAATATTTCAGATAAAGATTTTGATTTAACTTATCATTTAGCAACTAAAGAATTAATACCTGTTACTCCAAACATTAATGAACCTGAAGAATATGATATGGATATTATTGTTGATGAGGAATTTATTCAAAAATTTAACAAAGCATATTCAGCTTTAGATAAACCAACTAGATTTACAGTTGAATCTAAATTTGATGAAATACAATTAGCTGAATTTGTTGTTGGTGAAAGTATTAGTTATGCTAATAAAATTAAATTTCAACATGAATCATCATTTTTCTTAGGTTCTAAAAGCTTACCATTCTCAGCACCTGTATTTAAAGAAATATTAACTGCTAATAAAGATGCTACAGAAGGAAAAATTAGTATTAGTGAACAAGGATTAATGAAAATAGAATTTAAAGATTCTAATACAACTTCACTTTACTATTTGTTAAGACTTTCAGATTAATATATATTTATAATAGACCTCAGGGCAAATTAATTATCTTAGGAGATTAAAATTATGACACACAAATTATTATTAAACACACCGTTTGACATTCTAGTCAAGAACTTTTTTGAATCAAGTTCACCATTCACTCCGGCTATTGAAGCCAAAATTTCTCACCCCGTAGACATTTACGAAAATAAAGAAGGTCTCTATTTTGAGATTGCTTGTACTGGTCTAACTAAAGAACAAGTTAATCTTTCTATTGAAGGAGACATTTTAAAAGTTAGTTATGCTAAAGAACAGGACAATAAGTGCTGTGAAGTAAATGATTGTGAGTATATACATAAAGGTATTGCTCGTCGATCATTTAGTTTAGGCTACAAAGTAGCTTCTAGGTATGATCTATCTCAAGCAGAAGCTGAGATGGAAAATGGATTGCTAAAAGTTTATGTTCCATTCGCTAAAGAATCACAATTAAAAACATTAAAAATTAAATAAAAATCTTTGCCCTGAGGTTTTTTTAAGTTATGAAATTTCATCTAATTAAGACTAACAATGATATGTTGTATGAAGTAATTCATACTGAGCCTGAAACTAAAACTATGGATATTGATAGAATGAAATTTAAATATCAATGTACTGATGTTTTTAGAAAGGATGGAAAACTATGGTTTGTTAGATTAGTAGAAGAAGCTACAATTATTGAAGAAAGTTTGGAAAATTAAATAAAGTTAGTTATATTATATTATATGAAAAAAGGTAAACCAAGAAAAGAAGACAGTTCTTTAGTTATTAGAGATTCTAAACTAGAACCATTTGTAATTTATTATGATGGAATGTGTTTTAGTGTTATGGAAGAAACTAATAATAATGACAAAGTAGTAGGTTATTACTCAAGGATGAGTGGTGCTATTCATAGTGTTGTTAAACAAAAAATGTTAGGTACTAGAGAATACACATTGGATGAATTCGTTGATTCCTATCAAGAAAAATTAGATGATTTTACAGACATTTTTGACAAATTTATTAAATAAAAATTATGATTAAACCAGTTAACGGAACAATTATTATTAAACCTATTGATGAAACAGAAAAAACAGTAGGTAACATTATTTTACCTGATTTAGGTAAAGAAAAAGCTCAGGTAGGTGAAGTAATAGCAATTAGTGGAACTTACAACTTCCATAGTGATAAATGGGTGGCACCAGATGTTGAAGTAGGAGATGTTGTTTTCATTCCAGCTATGGGAGGACAAAAAATTAGTTTAGATTATGAAGAATATATTGCTTGTAAATGGCAAGATATTATCGCAGTTATTGAAAAATAAAAATTATGGTAGAAACAGTATTTGGAAATGAATTAAAAAACAAATTATTGAGTGGAATTCAAAAACTCAATAAGAGTGTATCATCAACACTTGGTCCTGGTGGTAGAAATGTTTTAATTAAGGATCAAGATGGTAGTATTAAAGTAACTAAAGATGGTGTTACAGTAGCTAAATCATTCAGTGAATTATCTGATCAAGTAGAAGATTTAGGAGCGCAACTTGTTAAACAAGTGTCTATTAAATCAGCTAATGAAGCTGGAGACGGTACAACTACATCAACTCTATTAACTACAATTATGGTTGAAGAAGGAATCAAACTAATTGATTCTGGTGTTAATCCAGTTGAAGTTAAAAGGGCTATGGAAGAAGCTGTAGCTATTGTTGTAGCAGAACTAAAACGTCAATCTGTACCTGTTACTGATGATGAACAATTAAAACATGTAGCTACTATTTCAGGTAACAATGATGAAGAAATTGGTAATTTAATTTCAACAGCACTTGAAAAAGTAGGTCGTGATGGTATTGTTACAATTGAAGAAAGTAAAACAGGTGAAACACAACTAGAAGTAGTTGAAGGTATGCAATTTGACAGAGGTTACAAATCACCTTATTTTGTTACTGATAATAACTCTATGCAATCAATTTTAACTGAACCTATGGTTATGTTATTTGATGGTGTTGTATCTACAGCTGCTGAATTAGTACCTGTATTAACTAAAGCTAACGCTGAAAATTCATCTTTATTGATTGTAGCTCATGATTTTGGAGATGAAGCTTTAGCTACACTTATTGTTAATAAGATGCGTGGTATCGTTAAAGTATGCGCAGTTAAAGCGCCTGACTTTAGTGAACGACGTACTTTGGCGCTTGAGGATATGGCTGTGTTAACTGGTGGTACTGTTATCTCTAAAGACAAGGGTTTTAAATTAGATAAAATGACATCTCAACAAATTGCTCCTATGTTAGGTCGTTGCCGTACAGTTAATGTTGGTAAAGAAAAAACAACAATTATTGATGGAAAAGGTGAAATTGAAGCTATTGAACAACGCGCTGATGAAGTTAAATATCAGATTGACAATGCTCAATCAATGTTTGAACGTGAAAAACTTCAAGAACGTTTAGGCAAATTAGTAGGTGGTGTAGCTGTTATTTCAGTTGGAGGTAACTCTGAAATTGAAATGAAAGAAAAAAAAGATCGAGTAGAAGATGCTTTATATGCTACTAAAGCTGCTTTAGCTGAAGGTATTGTAGCTGGTGGTGGTGTTGCTCTTTATAACGCTCAAAAAGAATTGTCTATTGTTAATATTGGACATAAAATTGTAGCAAAAGCATGTTTAGCTCCATTTAAAACTATTTTGTCTAATGCTGGTATTGAAGATTATTATCGTCCCTTGTCTAAACTAACTTCAGAAAAGAAAACATTTAATGCTAAAACAATGGATGTTGTTGATGCTTTTGAAACCGGTATTATTGATCCAGTTAAAGTAACTAGAACAGCTATTGAAAATGCTGTATCAGTAGCTGGAACTATTTTAACTACTGAAAGTGTTGTGTTTGAAAAAAAAGAAGACAAGAAAAATGATCCTGAAATAGGTTTCTAAGTTTTTTTATTCATTGTTAGATTGGTCCTCTATATTTATAGGGGACCATTTTTTTTTATTTTATGTCTAGTGGCGATCATAATAGATTCAATATTGATATTAGTCTTGGTGACTCTGCCAATAGTAACAACAGTTATTTTGGTCTCTCCTAAATCAAAAAGAAAAAAGTAATATTTATTACTGTTAATGAGACTAGCAGCTCTATTATTTTTATTAGTGCCTATTTTCTGCAAAGGACAAATTATTGTTGATAAAGCAGGAGATGGGTGGGACCTTAAAATAGATTCAGCTATAAATCTTATTAAACAATACGATTCAACAAAATATAATTTACTTCTAAACGTTTGTAATAAAATTGAGTTTTGGAATGGAAATTATTCAACTAATGATGGTAAAAAAACCATTGTTGTTTCTGTTAATGATGTTAAATTAAATTCACTAAATAATTTAGCATCTGTAGTTATACATGAAAGTTTTCATCTTTATTTATCTGAAAAATCTTTAGATACAAAAAAAGAAGAAAATATGTGTTATAGATATGAATTAAGTTTTATAAAAAAGTTACCTAATATTGAAGAATGGTTATGGAATCATACTTTAAAACAAATTATAATAACTGAATAAAATGAAAAAAATAACATTATTTCTCTCCTCGCTCCTATTAGCTTTAGGAGCTTATGCTCAAAATGCATCAACTTCACCAGGAACAGGTCACTGGGTGGTAATTGACTCTGGTTATCAAGTAGGTGTTCACACTAGTGGACAAACTATAGCTCCTCTATACTTCTACAATACTTCTACATCTGAAAAGATTACAGGTATGCAGTATAGAGTATTTTATGATAACACTGCATTTACAGCAGCTGTTCCTTCATTAAAAATTTCTACTACAGATCAGGTACTTTCTTACACAGACAACAACACTCAAGGACATTTAACTGTAACTGTAGTTTACACAGGAACTAACTCTACATTTAATTATTCAAATGGTGCTACTTTTGATTTAACATTTACTCATACTTCAGCAGCTAATTGGAATACCTTAGATTCAATTAAAACATTAAAAATTACAGGTGTTCAATCATTTAGTAATAAAGCTGCTACAAACTATGGTAATGATACTACATTGGTAGTTTACTCTTATGGTGGTCGTTTTAACCAAAGAATGTTACGTTTCGCTGGTAAGTTTATTAATACTACTGGTACAAATGCTAAAAACTTATGGGTTGCTTTAGAAAAGAAAGCACCAGGTGGATCTTGGACACAGGTTGAAGCTAAAGCTACTAATACTAATGGTCATGTAGTGTTCTTTAAAAACATTGATACAACTTATTGGGATGTTAGAATGGCTGTTAAAGGTGATACAATGACTGCTGGTTCTATTTTTTCAACAGCTGATGCTCAAAAAATTAATCAAGTAATGCTTTCATCTTATACTCCAACAGGATTTGATTTTTATTCTATGGATGTAAATGGAGCTGATGGTTCAATTACAATTGCTGATGTTTATTCTGTTTATGCTCGTTTAGCTGGTAGATTTTCAGCTTGGCCTAATTCACAAAAAGATATATTATTCTTTACAGTAGCAGAATATAATACTATTAATGCTTCTTCTACTAACTATGCTCCTACAATTTCAGGTGTAACTAATTTTTATTATACAATTGATGGTAAAGATAGTATTACTTATTATATAAATGTTAAGGGTGATGCTAATGGAACTGGTTTTAAAATGGCTCGTTTAACACCTATTAAAATTACTAATCCAGTAAATGCTAAAAATTATATTATTGATAATACAGTTCAATATGATAATGTGATTGAAACTATTGAAATTAATATGCCTAAAATTAAAGTTGATGAAGGTAATTTAGTTAATGTTCCTGTTAAAATGCTTACTAACGGAAAACAATTAGGTGCTTTACAGTTAGAATTAAAGTATGATACTGCTTTATTAGAATTTAAGAAAATTGATTTATCTGAAAAGATGATGAATTGGACTTCTTATACTAATCCTTCTAATGGAGTAGTTGCTTTTGGAGCTGCTGATTTGACTAATAAAAATTTAGTTAATGATGGTGAACAAGTATTTATTTTACAATTTATAGCTAAAAAACCTCAATCTGAATGGGGTACAGCGGCTTTATGGACTGGTCCTAAGTATGTAGGAGATAATGATGCTCGTGATATGAATATTACTCCTGCTATGGGTGTAGTTGAAGTTCGTAGAATTAACAAAGCAGTTAAATTAAATGATTTAGAAAAAATTATTGTATTTCCTAATCCAACCCAAGGTGAAGTAGTAGTTCAATTTAAAATTGAACAAGAATCCCAAACTGAAATTTCAGTTACAGATATGGTAGGAAGAAAAATGATTGAAATTTTAAATACTAAAATTCCAGTAGGTGAATATAAATACAATGTTAATTTAACTCACTTAGATAACGGATTTTACTTAATGTCTATTAAAACTGATACACAACTTTCAACTTCAAAAATAATTATAAATAAATAATATGTCAGAAGAAAAAGAAGAAAGCGTAATGTCAGCTACCAAAAAAGCAATTATTGGAGCTATCACTACAGCGGTTACAGCCGGCGGTGCCTGGTTTGCAACCCACTTAGGCGGTGGTGAAGAGCCTAAAAATGAAGTTAAGACTGAACAGACAGCACCTGGTGCTCCTGTTGTTATTAATTTACAAAACAACAACACTAACCAACAGAAGCAATCAAATGGTGGTACTAACACTGTTATTAAAGAACGTGTAATTGAAAAACCAGCTATTGCTCCTGCTCCTGCTAAGGCTGAACCTGCTAAAGAAGAAGAGCCATGGTAAAAAAATGGTTCAATAAGTTTATGACCTTGGTGGTTATGACATTAGCTGGTTGTGGTTCTATGAAGACTACTACTGAGCAAGATGTTGTTGAAACTAAAGATATCTCAACAGTATCAAACTACACAGACAGTTTAAAATATACTGTCCAGGTAATCAATGTTGATATGACTAAGGTACTTGCTTTATATCCAGACCTTCAAGAAAAGAATATTGGTTTAGGTTTTGCTGAATCAGTATTAGATTATTTAGATGAAACAGGAAGATTTATATTTACAGAAGAAAAATCTGAAATTAAAGAAAGAATGGTTACTCAATTTAAAGCCTCTAAAAAAGGAGTCTTTGAAGAGCCCATTGATGGAAAGGGTAAGATTAAAGCTGCTCGTTACTTTGTTTATGTTACTGTGGCCGATTTTGCTGTTGATGAAGATGAGACTGTGGAAAAAGGTAAAAGTAAAGTTGTTGTCACTACTTTCATACGTCTCCAAGTTCGTTTCGTTGATGCCATGACAGGCCAAATATATATCGGTTCAGGTGAAGGTGAGTCACAAAAAGTAGGTGAATCATTTCTTAAAAATCTTGATATGAAGTTTTCTCAGAGTACTGTAGGTAAAGCAACTAGAAAGTCTTTAGAGACTGCTACAACTAAAGTAATTGAAAACCTAATCAAGAATGGTATCTTTAAAAACTAAAATATTATTAATATTAATAACAATTGGATTGCCCCTTTGTGGGCAATCCTTTATCTATAGTTATATAGATCCATGCACTAAACAAAATAAATTTATTAATGCTGACATGAGTTCTCCTATAGTTATTTCATACTATGGACAAATAAAAACATTTACATATGGAGAATTAAATGACGGTACATTTGATACTTGGATTAATAATATTTATATTAAATACCAATCAACATCACCTTGTCAAGGTGTTCTTACTACTACTACAACTATAACTTCAACAAACCAAGTTTCTAATATTATAGGTAATGTTACTAACTTATTAAGTTTAGATCTCTCTTCTATAACAAGTGGAGTATCAGGAGGTATAGGAAATAATATAGGAGGAACCACCAACTCAGGTTCAGGAAGTATAACAACAAATAAAAAGAAAAATGATAACAATAATCCTAACAATAATTCTAATAATAATAGTTCCAATTCTAATGATGGATCGAATCCAAGTACAGGAACAGGCCAAGAGGGAGGAAATCCACCAGAAAATCAAGGCGGGTCTAATGGATCTGGAGGAGGAACAGTAGGTAATGGAAGCAATAGTTCAAATAATAACAGTAATTCTTCTGGTAGTAGTTCTGGTAACGGGAGTGGGAATAACAATAGTGGAGAGACTCCCAAAGAAGAAAAACCAAATGACCAACAAATAGAAGATACTAAGACTGAACAACAAAAAACACAGTCTGCTAGTACTACTAAAGCCGCTAGTAAAGCTAAAGCTGAAACCCAAAAACCAGCAATCTTAGTTACTGGAGATATTGTTGGAGTCCAAACTAGAGCTGATGGTTCTCAAGATGCTAGAGGTACTATGTCTTTTACTCGTGTAAAAGGTGATGGTACAGCCTCAATAGGTTTTTCGGCTGATTATATGGTTAATGCTAAAATTGGTAATTTATCAGCAATACGTTCTTGGATTGGGACTAATAAAAATGGTCATAAACATATTAATGTTGCTTCAGTAGGATTAGGAATATTACCTAAATCTACTACAGCAAATGCTTTATTAATACGAGTTAATTCAATCAAATCATTTACAGCTTTATATGGTGTATCAGCAACCTATGGACAGTTATTTGGTGAAGAGTTAATATCAACTATAGCTATAGGTGGTTTTATGTATAAAGGAAAAATTGGTAAAGCAGTAGATGCTACAATTATTATGGCTGGAATTTATTCTCCTTATTCTAAATTTTATACAGAATCTATTTTTGATGCTAAACCAATTATTATACCTTTTTTAAATTTAAATTATAAATTAACTAAAACATTTGGAATTGGATTAACAGGAGGTGGTACTTACATAGCTGGTCAAGACATTCTTAATTTTCAAATATTAATGGGAGCAAAATTAAAAATATGAGATGGTTAATTATATTAGTATTTTTATTCAGTACAAATCTTTATAGTCAGTCACCTTTATGTGCTAGTAGACCTACAACTTTTTGTTGTGAGTATGTTTCTAGTGTAACTATTAATGGTAGAACATTTGCTGGAAGTACAGGTTTTACTTCTTCTTCAGGTGGTAGTCCTGCTGGTTATTATGATTATGCTTATACTAAAGATACTGTTCCTAGAATTAAAGCAGGACAAAGTATATCTATTTCATATACAGGAGTTACAAATGGTAATTACATGGAATATTTTAAACTTTGGATTGACTTTAATGGTAATGGAGTATTAACAGATGCTGGTGAGTTAGTCCATAGTGCTAATTACCAATGGACAGGAACTAAAACAGTTACTGCTTCCTTTACAGTTCCTACCTCAGTTTATAATGGTGAAGTTTATATGAGATTTATTATGCAATATTCAGGTTCACCTGTAATTTGTGGAACATACCCTTATGGAAATACATTTGATTTTAAAACCAGAATTGTTGGTGCTACAGATCCTTTCTCATATTCAGGTTATATTTACAATTCTGAAGGAGTAGGAATACAAAATATACCTGTTAAATTTTATTCTAAATTAAAATCATCTTCTACTTATACTTTTGAAAGTACTATTAATACAGATATAAATGGTAAATATGCTATCTCATCTACTAAAGATGCTACAGTTTATGATTTCCAAATTGAAATCAGTAGTTTAACTATTTCATCTCCTATGATAAGTGATGCTCAATCATTTAATCAAAAAATATTATCTCAAACTTTTAATTCTAAAGATTACTATAGAATGGATGTTAATAATGATGATTATCTAAGTGTGACAGATGTTTATTTAGTTTATGCTAGAATAATAGGAAGAACATGGAGATATCCACTTCCGAATTATAGAATTTTTTCTTCAACAGAATGGAATTCAATAAATAACTCAAACTCAAATTTAAAAGCTACCTATTCAGGGGTACAAACTATTACTTTAAGTGGAATTACAAATAAAGGAAATTCAAATTATTATTTAATTCGAACAGGTTATAGAAATTAATATTTATAATTATGTTAAATATACTAATCCCTGCTTTATTATCTCTCAACCCAATTAAAATTCATGTAACTAATAATCAAACAATTCAAAAAGTTGAATCTAGAGATGTTACTTTTGGAGTTAAAGAAACAGTTGAAGAATTATTATCTAACAAAGGATACAACCCAGTAAATGATACAACTGAAGGAATGGATGTGTGGGTTAGTATAGATAGTATTTATTCTCCACAACAGATTGTTAATATAATGGGAATAAAATGGTTACGTAAAGACTATATTGTAGAAACAACTACTTGTATAGGTTCAGGTTGTTTTAAAGGTAAAAGTGAAAGACGTACTTTTATTTTTGCTATGTTTTTAGATGTTGAAAATAATGAGGTTCCATTAAATCGAAAATCATTTTCTAAAGCATTAGAATCCTCATTAAAAAATTCAATAAATTCACTTTAAACTCATATTTATAATAAACCTAAAAACAATGAAAAAATTTTTCTCACAATTATTTGATGACAACAACTCAATAAATGAAAAGAGTGTTGTAGGCTTTATAGCATTTTTAATGTTATGTATAGCCTTTTTAGTAGATATTATTACTGGTTATGCTGGTAAAGAATTTGTTGTTAACAAGATTATCTTTGACGGATTTATGGTGATGGTATTAGGTTCATTTGGTATTGCATCTGTAGACAAATGGATTAATAAGAAAAAAGATAATCAAAGCCCAGAAGAAGAAGGTTAATTATGTTATTAAAAAGAGGTGATAACAACGACAATGTTAAAAAACTTCAAGCCAAATTAGGCGTTGAAGCAATAGGAACTTTTGGACCTAAGACTGAAGAAGCAGTTAAGGCATGGCAAAGAGCTAATGGGCTAACAGCTGACGGTATAGTAGGAGACGGAACATGGAATAAAATGTTCGGGACAACTCCAGATACTGCTCCCACATTAACTGCAACTCCAATCTTATCGGGTCCATTTAAATTAGATAAATTAAAAGGACATATTCCTGATACAGTATTAGCTCAAATTCCTGATACAGCTGTTAAATTTAATATTACTAATCCTTTAAGATTAGCTCATTTTTTAGCACAATGTGGTCATGAATCAGGAGGTTGGAAAGCAACTTCAGAAAACTTAAATTATTCTTCTAAAGGTTTATTAGGTATCTTCCCAAGATATTTTACACCCGCTTTAGCAGAACAATACGCTCGTAAACCTGAAGCTATTGCTTCTCGTGTTTATGGAGGTAGAATGGGTAATGGAGTTGAGGCTACAAAAGAAGGATATAAATTTAGAGGCCGTGGTTATATTCAATTAACAGGTAAAGATAATTATTCTGCTTTTGATAAATTTGTTCCTGAGGAAATTTTATCTAATCCTGATTTGGTTGCTACTAAATATCCTTTAATGTCTGCTGCTTGGTTCTTTAATAAGAATGGTTTGTGGGCTATTTGTGATAAGGGAGCTGATCAAGGAACTGTAACTGCTGTTACTAAAAGAGTAAATGGTGGAACAATTGGTTTACCTGATCGTATTAAACATTTTAACGAGTATTATAATTTATTAAAATAATGAGTGAGTTTCAATTAAAAGAAGGACAAGGATATATCTACATTGGAGAATATTTTCATAAGTTTGGAGGAAGTATTCCAACTGAAAAGAAAATAGGTAAAACAGATAGTTTATTAAAAATCCCTCAAATCGATGATTATGCTTTCAGTTTAGATTTTACAGCAGCTGATATCTATTTAGTAGAACATATTGATAGTCTTTATACAGCTTTAACTACTGTATTAAGCCATGATAATATTAAAGAAGATTGGTTTGCTGACAGTGATAATGATTTAAAAGAAAGAGTTGCCCAGTTTATGAAAGCTTTAGGATATAGTGAGATTACTGATGTAGATGGTGACGGTATTCCAGATCATTTAGATGATGAAATAGGATAACATGAAGACAACATTACTAGTAACATCAACAGCATTTGCCTTTGTATGTAGTTATTTCTTTAACTTAGCAATGGAAAATTCAGATCAGTATCTTGCTGTTGTAGCTGTAATATTCATGGATGGTTTTTTTGGTGTAATAGCTGGAACTAAAAGAGAAGGATTTAAAACATATAAAGCTGTTAGAATTCTTAAAACATTAGTTGCTTGGATTGTTACATTAACTGCATTAATAATAGTTGAAGCAGGTTTTAAAGGAACATCATGGTTATCAGAAACAATATTAATTCCATTAATTGTATTCCAAGTTATTAGCGCTTTAAAAAATGCGGAACAGGCTGGATTTATTAAAAATGAAGCCTTAACAACAATCTTAGATAAGATTGATAAACATAAAGAAAAATAACTTATTTATTACATACATTAAAGTATGAATAAAAAATTGTTTCCATATATTATAGCATTATCAGCATTATCTGTTAGTGCATCAGCTGCATTTTATAGTGTTACTGGTTTAAGTATGTTATTTGCTGGAGCTGGTTTAGCTGTAATGATTATGGCTGCTTCTTTAGAAGTAGCTAAATTAGTGATAGCTTCTTTACTTTACCAATATAGAAAAACATTACCTAAATTACTTAAAATTTATTTAACAATAGCAGCAGGTGTTTTAATTCTAATAACATCAGCAGGTATATATGGTTATTTATCAGCTGCCTATCAGAAAACAGCAGACCAAACTAGTATTGTTGAATCTAAAATAACAGCTTTAGAATCTAAAAAGAAATTATTTGAAGAAACTAGAGACAATATTTTAAAAGAAAAACAATCAATAGCAACATTACAAGGTACTTTATCTCAAGCTTCAACAACTCAATACACAGATAAAAAAGGTAATTTAGTAGTTAGATCAAATAATGCTGCTATTCGTAATATTGAATCAGCATCAAAATCAAATGAAAAATTATCAGCCAAAATAGATGTAGTTAATGATTCTATTTTCAGTTTAGAATCTAAAATATTAGAAGTTAAAACTAAATCTATAGTTGAAAGTGAATTAGGTCCTTTAAAATATTTAAGTCAACTTACTGGAGTTGCCATGGACAGAATCATTAACTGGTACATATTAGTTATTATATTTGTATTTGATCCATTAGCTATTGCTCTTGTAATAGCTGCTAACTTTGCCTTTACTCAACTTACTAAACGTGATGAAACACCTATTGAAGAAAAAGTAGAAGGTATGAGAAAAGTAGTTGATGCTTATGATGATTTAGAAAATGAGATAAAACAAACATCTGAAAAGTATCAAGAAATAATTAATAGTGATTTAACAGAAGAAGAACAAAAAGAAGCTATTGAAGAAATAATTAAAGATGATCATGATGCTAGATTAGAAATATCTAACCAAGTTATAAATGATATGATTAGAGCTAATTTAACTGATGAAGAAATATTAGATAAATATGATGATAACAATGATGGTTTTATAGACACTGAAGAAGCTAAAGATACAGGTTTATCTCAAGAAGAAATAGATAGAATAAATTCTCAAAGACAAACTATAATTGAAAATAATTATCTATCATCATATAGAAAAAAGAAAATGTTAAAAAATCTTTAAAAAATTTGGTTTTTTAAATTTCTTTTATTATATTATTATAAATAAGAGAAAATTAAAAATGAAAAAAGTATTATTTATCGCTACATTGGTTACTTTGGCTTCTTGCTCAAACGAAACCTCAACTTCATCTAAAGATTCAGTTTGTACTGATTCAACTTGTACTGATTCAATGAGTGTTGATTCATTGGCTCATCAAGTAGAACTTCGTTCTGATTCAGTTCTTACAGGTATTAAAGAATTAAATAAATAATTCTTTTACAAGCCCCCTTAGCTCAGTTGGTAGAGCTTCTGATTTGTAATCAGATGGTCGCTGGTTCGAGTCCGGCAGGTGGCTCCAAGGTGGTAGTTAGACGAAAATGAAATTCCTGCTGTGATGTTAACTTAATCAGCATATTCAGAAGTAGAAATGAATAATCGCAAATTATTCACCACCTATATAGCGGATTGGTGTAATGGTAACACATTGGGCTCATAACCCAGGGTTGATAGTTCGAGTCTGTCGTCCGCAACAAAGTACCACGAAGCATACCATCAGAACTGCTCACTAGCTGTGGTCTTGTTGTCAAATAAGTGAATAGCCCAAGGCATAAGCTAAATTGACATCCCTAGTAAGACTGTCTGATCAACAGAAACTGCTAGGGTTTTTTATAGTCAGGTGGCGGAAGGTTAGGGGTTTCCCTGACGTGGTAGACGCAAGGATAAGTGGTGAGGTGAGGCGGGTAATCCACCGTAGATACCATATCCATGTATACAGGTTTGAATCCTGTCCTGACTACCTTGGGCTCGGTAAAGCCTCTTATCGAAAGATAACGTAACCGAAGTGGATAACTTAGAAATAAGTGACGCTCCACTATACGGAAGATTGGCAGAGTGGTCGATCGCGGCAGTCTTGAAAACTGTTGAACCGAGAGGTTCCGTAGGTTCGAATCCTACATCTTCCGCACATTACCCTTTCGTCTAACGGCAGGACAACTGGTTTTGGTCCAGTTAATGGTAGTTCGAATCTATCAGGGGTAACAAAAAAATCATCCCTTATGGGGTAAAAGATGAAAGGTACAATCATCGTAGGTTAAGCGATATCCTACAACTTGCTCGGTTCGTCTATCGGTTAGGACACCAGGTTTTCATCCTGGTAAGAGGGGTTCAACTCCCCTACCGAGTACAAATTGATTTTGTAGCTCAGCTGGATAGAGCAACAGCCTTCTAAGCTGTAGGTCACAGGTTCGAATCCTGTCGGAATCACAAAATAGTAGATGTTCTTTGACTTATTTAAAACAATTTAAAAATTAAAAAGGAGAAAAAATTATGGAAATTACATCATTTATTTTAGGTATGCTTACAATTATTGGTATGGCTGTAGCTGTAGTAGTAGTTTTAGGTTTAGTTAAGATTTACAAACAGACTAAAAAAGTCGAGAATTTAGAAAACTCTATGTATAGAGAATTTGATCATATTCATCGATCTATATCAGAAAACTCAAATGAAATTCATCAACGAGTGAGTAGTGTTGAAGAACAAATATTTAGATCAATTGAAGAAGAAAAACGAGATATTACATCATATATAGACTCTCGTATTGATAAACTTCAATCTAACAAAACTAAGGAGGTTATAAAAGGATAATTAACTGTTAAAGAATATCTACTATTTTTTTAAAAAATTTGGCTCTCTAAAAAAGATTTATTATATTAATATTGTTATAAAAGAAAAAATATGAATTTGACAAAAGCACTCAAACAAAAGAAAAAGTTAATTAAAAAAGCTGATGAGTTTTACTCTCGTTTTTCTAATAGTAACTCATTTGAAACAGATCAAGAACAAACATATGATCCACAAATAATGTATAATAGTTGGTTATCAACTACTCAAGAATTAGTTAATTTGAAAACTAAAATTCAAATTGCTAACCAACCAATTGCTCATAAAATTTTTGAACTAGGAGAACTTAAAAATTTAGTTTCACGTATGAAAAAAGTTGATACTAAAAAAGGATTATTTAGAAGAGGCTATAGTGAAGAAAAAAGTGAATATTCATGTTGGATGGATCAAATTCAAAAAGATCAAGTAATAAGTAATTGGGAAGAAAAAATTGACGCCCTTCAAGAAGAAATTGAAGCATTTAATGCTTTAACAAAGATATAATCAAATAAAGGGAAGATTAAGCTAGTAGCACCTAGATTAAATTTTTAATTTAGGACAATGGCGACCACATATCGCTTTACTTCATGAACATGATACTAAGATTTTGATTTTGATAGCTCGCCTTAAAATTTAAACGTGAAAGCTTAAAATTGGAAAACTTAAATCTTAAACCTTTTCAGTGAAAATTTAATTTTTCCTTATTTGATTTATGGACCCTTAGCTCAGTTGGTCAGAGCGTCAGACTCATAATCTGGGGGTCGTAGGTTCAAACCCTACAGGGTCCACTAAAATAAAGGTTTATATGAAGTTAAAATTAACAAAGGAAATGATTGAGTTAGCTACTCATCACCAAAATCGTTCTTATTACTTTGAGAAATTTGAAACATTAGTTCGTACCACTTATCCAGAGTGGAAAAATGTATCTAAAAATGAAATTTATAAGAAATTTGATCTTATTTATAAAAGAAAAGAACAAATTGAAGATTTAAATCGTGAAAGAGATATTTGTATTAAATTAATGAAAGAACAAGTTATTGTTAATACTTTTGATAGAGAATTAAACAAAAAACAAAGTAAAAGAAATTATGAATATTGGGCTACTGAAATTGATAAGCTTGATAAACAATTAATAGAACTAGGTTATTCACCTAGTAAATATCCATCATATGATAGTTTAAATACCTCAAATAATATTAAAAATATTGTTTTAATTTCATCAATAATAGGTTTTGCTATTGCTATTTTATTTATTATATTTTAATTATGAAAAAACATTCACTTTGGGTTGAAAAATATAGACCAACTGTTTTAGATACTTATTTAGGCAATGATGATTTTATAGCTGGAGTTAAAGAATGGATAGAAAAAAATGACTTTCCTAACTTATTACTATATGGAACAGCTGGGGTTGGTAAAACAACAGCTGCTAAGTTATTAACTGTTAATTTAAAATGTGATTTTATTTATATTAATTGTTCAGATGAAAATGGTATTGATACAATTAGAGAAAAAATAAAAACATATGCCTCAGCTGCTTCATTTCAACCTATTAAGATTGTAGTATTAGATGAAGCTGATTTCTTAACTATTAATGCTCAAGCCGCATTACGTAATGTAATTGAGACATTTTCACTCAATACAAGGTTTATATTCACATGTAATTATATTGAACGTATAATTGAGCCACTTCAATCTAGACTCGCTTTATACCGTTTAGAAACACCATCTAAACCACAAATATATAAACATGTAATTAACATTCTTGATCAAGAAAATATATCTTATATTAAAGAAGATGTTGCTAAATATATAAGTAATTTTTACCCTGATATTAGGAGAATTATTAATTCACTTCAGTCATCAGTTAAGAATAACTCTATTACAGATGGTAATTTACAAAAAGCAAACCCATCAAAAGAAATTATTGATGAATTAAATAAACGCTCTAAAGACTCATTTACTAAAATTAGACAAATTATAGCTGATTCTAATTTAAGAGATTTTACTGAGTTATATAGAGCACTTTATGATAATACAAAAGCAGCTTCTGATATAATTATAATTGCTGAAGGTCAATATCAGGCTATATCAGCTGTAGATAAAGAAATTAATTTTATGTCAACTGTTGCTAAATTATTATCATGACCTTTATAATGTATTTTATTAGATGGGTATCAAGTAATTTATCAGTTCCATTTTGGATGGTAGGTCATGTTCATCTAACAATGAATATTTATGAAGATATAATGGAATTATGGGCATCAGTTGGAATGAATTTATTAGTTGCAATTGGTTTTTATTTAGATTGGAAAGAACATAAACAAACAAAAAATGAAAAATAATCAAGTAAATGTAAATGTTACATTGGATAAAACAGTTCCTGTAGCATGTGATGAGTGTGGTAACACAGTTTTTGTAGAAGGATTGTTGTTACGTAAAGTATCTAGGTTTTTAACTGGACAACCACAAGATGGAATTATACCTATTCCAGTATTTTCTTGTAGTAAATGTCAACATGTAAATGAGGAATTTATTCCATCTGAATTAAAGAAACAGGATTAATGACAGTATTTGACTGGGTTAATATGATCACGTTTGAAAAGCGTGAATGGAACAGTTTTACTGAAACTGAACAATCTGCTTTTAATCCTTTTATAGTTAATAGGGTTTTAAGTATGACTAAAGAATATATTCCAATTGTTGGAATGGCACAAACTTATCCTATGCCTAATGACAAACTTTATGATTTTTATAGAGATGTTATACCTAAAAAGAAAACTTGGAGTAAATATATAAAATCAAATCTTAAGTATGATGCTGAACAAATTGAAACATTAGCTAAATACTTTCAGTGTTCAACTCGTGAAATTAAAGATTATTTGAATATTTTGGAAAAACAAGAAATTGATATTATATTAAATGAAATTTACGGCTATAATAAAAAAAAGAAAAATGACAAAAAATAGTGATGTTTATGGGGTGACATTTAATCAACCACCAACTAGGACAATTCCAAAAACCGACTCAATTGTAGATTCAGTTATTGATGAACATATCAAAAGAGCAGAAATGGGTAAAGAAAAATATAACAATACTTTAGACAGAACAGATCTATCAGTAATTGATTATTTACAACATGCTAAAGAAGAAGCAATGGATTTAGCTTTATATTTGGAAAAAACAATCCAAATGCTCAAAGGAAAAAAATAATGGCTAAATTTAAAAACCCAGTAGATAAAGTTAAATTACATGAAATAAACTACGCTACTGATAAAACAG